GGGTTGGTCGTGTCCACTGTGCCGCTGTTGTTGTCGAAGTACGAAACCCACTCGACTGGGATGCGACGGAACATGACGTTGCCGTCCTTCGACGCAACATCGTTGCCGAGATTGTCGTTCTGCGACTCCAGGATTTCCTCAAGCGTCCCCAACACCGTGTAGTCGGTGTAGAAGCCGTATTGGTTTCCCATGTTGGAGAACGCACCATCGACGGGAGGCTTGAACGACGTTTTCGTCGCAGCTTCGCGCCATTTGCGCACTGCATCGTTTTTTTGAACGGCGGTATATTGCGCCGTCCAGTTGGCCCATCTGGAGTAAGTCGTTTGACTCAAACCACCTACGTCACTGAAGCCACTCGGGTGCCCACCGTTGAAACCCGTCGTGTTGTTCTTGACGATCCAGTACGGCACGCCGTAGGGCGAGAGCGTATCGGATGAACTGCTGGGCGCGCCCCAGAAGTTCGATTCCATCAGTTCCGCCAGATCGGTCATCGCGTCAACCCGTGAGGTTGACAGGAGACTGACCAACTGGGCCGGGGAACGGTTCATCGCAATGATCCGCTCTTCCAACGCCCAGTGAGTTTCAGCGTGCCGCCAGGGCACGTTGCCCGTCTTCTGCGTGTCGGCAGTCGTCGGGTTGTCGGTCTCGTTCAACTTCACGTTTCGAGCAGCGTTGTTGCTGAAAACGCGGACGTTGAACTGGTGGCCGTAGCCGGAACCGAACGTGACGGCCTTCTTCTTCAGGATCTTGGGCATCGCGATGTGGTTCTGGTTGTCCACAACAATGTCAGCCCACGTTCTTTTTTCCAGATGTCGCAACGTAGTGGTTACGAGATCGGCATAGTCGTCAGCCTGGTAAGGCATGTCGGACCCTCCGTATTAGCTCGGGAAGCCGTCTGACATGTCGTCGAGAGTTGAATGTTCCCGTTGCCAGTTTGCGGCAGCCCGAATCGCAGCGTCGTAGCCACGATCCGAAACGTCCTCCTGGCGAGTAGGAACTGCAGATGACTGGTCTGCCACCCTCCGCGACTGCTTCGACGCCTTCTCCAATGCGTTTTTAGTAAATTGTTCACCGAACAAAGAATTCGCAGCCCGTGAAATAAGCTGCTGGAACGACGGAACTTCCTCGCCGTTCTGGATTTGGATCTGTCCGTCGCGAGTAGCTGCATTCGCGACCTTGATCCGGTTCTCGGCCAGTTCCTGCGGGAGTGAATTCAACCGCCCCCGGCCAAAAAGGTTTTCGTCCATCGAGTCCATGATCGCATCCATCTCGCGGCCAGCCGCTTCGGCCTGGATCATCTGGTGTTGCTGGTACATCGCCTGGTTCTGCTGCTGAAGCGCAACCATGCGTTGTTCCTGCTCCTGGAAACGACGATTGACATGTTCGTTCATCTGCAACACGCCATCGTCGTAATCCTCCGGTTCCTCGAAGGAATAGTCGCCGGCTGGCTGTTGCTGTGCCGGATCGGCAGCCTGTTGCTGCTGACCCTGCGTTTGTTGCTGCGGTTGCTGCGGTTGCTGCTGACCCTGCGCTTGCGCGCGGGCGGCGGCGGCACGCTGCACCAGGCCACCGATGACCCGGTCGAATTGTTCCGGTGTGTCGAAGGACTGCACTTCCTCGACCGACATGCCCATCGCCGCACCAAGTGCGTACTGATCGTTGCGCCACTCGACCTGTTGTTCCGGTTCCGGTTCAAACTCCGGCTCTGGTTCCGGTTCTTCGGGAACAACACCGAGTTGATTGATCGCCGGTTCTTCGGAAACGATGTCGAATTCCGGTTCGGTCGATGTCTCTACCGGAGAAGATTCCTCGACTGGAGTCTCCTCAACGGGAGCCTCCTGGACGGGTGCATCCTCAACGGTCTCGGTTGTCGCGGTTTCTTCTGGCATTTCGCCTGGTCCCCGAAGGGAGCATCCTGCTCTAGTAAAAAAAGGGGGCCGACGTGGTTTCCCACGCGGCCCCCTTACGAGCAGCGACGGTAAGGCGTCTAACGGATCGCGACTTCCGTTTCAGCCGTTAGTTGCCGGTGAGATTCCACCGGCCCCCTTGGTTCATCTACGCTTGTTCCTGCTGGTCTTTTTCTTCGCCTTGCGATAGGCCGCCATGCCTTTCGCTGTATACGAATACTTTTTGATCTTGCCGTTCTTTTTCAGCTTGGGCACGACAACCTCCAGTGACAAGTTTCCACTGAAACCGTTACGGTGTCAATGACATCCCCGTTATGTCAAGAAAAGTAGGAATCACGGTTCACCATTCCGATCGTGCGAAGGTATGCCCTTTGCTGCCGGTGACTGGTGAAATGGGGACGACCCTCGCTGTCGAAGTTGATTGCGAACCCGCGTTTTCGTGCGTGATCCTCGGCAGCCTGACGGTCGTCGGGATGAACTGCAGCACCCTCGCTGACGATGACCTGGGACGGTGAATAGGGCATTCTGACCTGCCCCACACCGCGAGAGTCTTTCGTAAACTCACGTCGACTGACCGTTTTGCCGTTGATCTTGTATTCAACTGCCATCAAAAACCTTACGGGGGAGGTGCGTATCCGTAGTCGAATCCAGTATCCGGCGCGCCGGGTGATATGTTTCTTGGCCCGATCGCGTAGTTCGGGTTGTAGGAACCGGCACTGGGGACACTCCCGGGACCGGGAAGACCCATGCTGTTGAACAGTTGGGCAAGTCCTGCAACCGGGTAATGACCGGCCAGGTTCATCACATTGGTCAGGGGATTTATCAGTCCTTCGTGCATTCCGATCACGTTGCCAGCCATGTTCACCACGTCGGAAGGCGGCGTTGGTGTGGGTGTGTTGCCACCGAATAAATTGCCCAACCCCGTCTTGGCGACCTGGGCCGCGTATTGTGGGTAATAGCCGGGAATTCCACCGACGGTCATGCCTGGCGGAATCGATTGGCCGGCAGGTGTCTGGGTCGGCACACCGCCCATCACGTCGAGAGGCATGTTCTGATACGACTCCTGGTAAAACTCCTGTGGCGGGGGATTCATCAACCGTTGTGCCGACTGGAGCAATTGATCCATTGCCGTTGTTCCGGCCACCGGCTGCCCGCCGGGACCAATCCCCGTTGGCATCGGCGGTGAGGGCCAAGGATTGGGCATGAATGCGCTCCCTAGTAACCGCCGGGAAACGGCAAGGATGATGGCATTGGTGACGGCTGCATCTGCGACGGCTGCGGTGCCGGTTGCTGTGGTGTTGGGAAAAACTCAGGGAACAGCATGTTTCCAACACCGCCGAGAATCTCACTCGACGATGGGATGTTTAACCCTCCACCAGTTCCCGCTGGCCAATTCGATGGGTCCAGGAGCGGCGGCATACCGTAACCTGGCGGCTGCGTCAAAGTGAGAGGCTGTACTGATGGTTGCAACCCCTGAGTCAGTCCACCCATGCCTCCCATGATCGCCTGGGTAATCCACGGAGCGAGTTGGTTTTCTGACCACGATTGCCCGATCTGCTGGGTAACATTCGCCTCGATCGCCGGTCTATCAAAACCCAACTCCGTATTAAATCCCCACGGTGGCTCTTGAAAACCAAACATCTGCTCCGGCGAAATGAATTGTTCTGGGTGTTGTGCCTGCTGTGAGATGTAGCCCTTGACCGAAGCCGGAGTCGGCGGCGACGGAAAAGGCGGAATCATGTTCAGGAAAGTCTGGCCGGGCAGTTCGGGACCGACGGTAGGTGTGAAGTTCGGGTCTGTCGGGAATGGAAACGGACCCTGATCCGGTGTTGGCGGGGCTGCCCCAACACCTCGGTAATCCCCAGAAGTACCGGGACTGCCGGGGATGATAAACGTCCCTTCTTCCTCACCGGGAATCGAGCCGGGAGGTGGCACACCCATGCCGGGAGTAAAACCGGGAGTCGGGAACGGACCAAGCGGCGTTATTGGTACTTCATTTGTTCCTGTTCGTGTAAGTACGCTCCTGGTTTGCGGAATTATCCATTCCCCCGGTGCATCACCGGGACTGCCGCCAGGCGGAATGTGTCCCGGCGGGGTGCCAACAGGAACTATCACCCCCGTCTCTTCGTTGAACCAGACTGGTACAGTTCGCGGCCCCTGACGGTAACCGTCACCAGGTATCGTCTGCGTGCCCACCTTGAAACCGGGAGGAGGTGTAGGATCTGGCATCATGCGCCTCCTGTCATCATCGAGTCTGCCGTGCGGCCTGTACCCGACATCAATTGACTGATCATGCTCGCGTCAGCATTCTGACGACTCGCCGCACCGGGACGATTCACACGCACGTTCTCGCGCGTTGTCACCGGGGACTGGCGTGGACGATTGCGATCGGAACCGGGTGAACCACCCTCGGGACCAGGCGGACCCTGGTTGACCTGGGTCACAAGGTCACGCAACTCGGGAAGGTTCGAGTATTTCGAGTAAAGATCAAGCAACGCCGGCATGTTCAACTCCATGCCCTGCTGCTGCAGCAACGGCATCGCCGGAACCAGTATCCCCTGGACTATCTGGTTGATCGTCTGCAGACGCTGACCGGGTGACTGGTGCTGCATCGAGTACGCTTCAATCTCAACCTCATGCTCGTACACCGAATGCTTGCGTCGATCGTCAGGCGAAATCTCCATCTCCAGGGGCCGGATACCCTCAAACTCCACCGTTACCGGGTAGGTCTGCAACGGGTCTTCCCAGAGGTGATATCCGAAATCCTTGATCACGTTGCGGGTAAACTCGGTCACCTTGTCCTGCATCCCGGCAATCCGCTGGTTGGCAGCCGAGAACAACAGACGGTCCTGGCCAACCGTATCACTCTGCGGACCCAACCCGCCCAGTGCATCAAGGTTGCCGGCCATCCAACTGAACAGGTCGCGGCTCTGCAGCATGAAAGCAAAGTTCCGCTGATCGATGCCGCCGAAACTCTTCTCCTGGATCGCGTCGGGATTGTCCACCGCGACAACCTCGCCGTCACTCGTCTGGCGAATCCGCTCCGCGTCACCGACATCCGCACCCCGCGTCACACCGATATGCTTGACCCGCTGTGCCTGTCGCTCCAACTTCCGGTACAACCCGTTGACGATCTGGTGCAATCCCTGCCAGAGCATCGCCGGGGCCAGCGGCATCGTGTTGCCGTCAACCTCGTTGAACCACAACATGTGGAACGGACCCATGTGACGATCCGGTCCCTCCCAGTCGACAATCCGCAGAGGTGCCTCGCCAGCAAGAGGGGAAAGCGTCACCAGCTTCTTCTCATGCGGTAACCAGATTTCCCACAACTCGACGGTGTCTTCCAATGCCGTCTCGACCTGGGCAATCCCAGACGCCAGCGTGCCGATCCGCTCGTCGCCACCAGCCTCGTTGAAGTTGTAATTCTCCTCGGCCCGTAACTTGTCCCTGACCGACTTCTTGAAACTCTTGTTCTTCTTCGCCTCGTCGAGTCGCATCCGGTAGCGGTGGCCACAATACGCCACTTCCTCCAGGTGACGCGCCGACATGTCATGGACCCAGTCGTCGAGCAGGACGCTGCGAATGTAGGGCTGCGTGTTGGCGAAACTGTAGCCCTGCACGTCAACCTCGCCGCGCGTCTCAACTCCAACCTTGCAGATTCCCATCGAGAGCAACGACTGCTTGACGCATCGCTGGATCTGCTGGTGGACGTTCTGCTTGACGAGTTGCTCGTTGAGCATTCGCTCGTACTTCACGCCCATCGGTCGCAACTTCCGATTCCGCGTCACCACCAGAACCTGCGGTGGCCGCGCACTCAGGTTGCGCTCGTAGATGTTCGTCGCCAACTCCATCAGGTTGACGTGAACGGGACGATCAGCAGCGTCGTCGGAATAGTACACTCCGACGTACTGTTCGACGGCCTGACGATGCCTAGAGCGAAACGTCTCTAGCTTACGCCTGGATGCCTCGACGGATCGCCGCAACCGCTGAATGTGAAGAGGGTCTTTGGGATTCAATCAGCATTCCAACAGCCTCATTCCCAATCGGTTGTTTCGGCCAACTCGCGTTGACGACGCTGACGACGCCACTCGAACGACATCACCGGAGCCTCCACGGTCTCTCTCTGCTTGGCCCTTGACTCACGCTCTCGCAGGATCTTAGCACATAACGCATCAGCAATCACCACGTCACCGTGATTGTCCCGACTGTCGCTGGGATCAATCGTCGTCGATGCGCCACCATGCTCAACTCGCCCACTTGGAAGATATACGAATTCCCCCGCCTGGATCAATGATTTCTCAGAAGGGTTGATGAACTTCCCGGTCACCAGCGAGTCACGGTAGTTCATCAGCAAATCCTTTTTTCCCTCGCCAGTCGAGAACCAGCCGGGCCGGTCGCTCTGCTTACGACGCAGACGGGTTTCGTCCTCTCGGAAATAAATGTGTGAATACTCGCAATCCTCGACAATCGTCCGGCCAAACGTGCGGCCCGGACCCGTCGCCTCCCAAATCAGGAACGCGCCCCGGCCCTCGGTTCCCGAAAACATCCGGCACAAAGCCACCGACAGTTCCGCGAAACGATTGGCACTGATCCGGTTGCTGCACAACTCGGCCACCTTCTCACCACTGAGCCTGTCCACCACCGACAACGCCGAATCACTCGCCCCGGTCCCCTGGGAAATGTCAGCACCAACAACGTAATCACGGTCCCGGGGGGGATTCATGTCGATGTCCAGGTCGCACCAAACCTTCAGCAAACCGACATCATCCTCGACGAAACGTGGCTCATACCCCTCCTCGACGTACAAACTGCCGACGTGACTGGGACGACGAACGTAGTCGCGTTTCATCTTCTCCAGGGTCTTTGGATCAAAGAACGGATACGCCGATCCCTGGTAATCGATGTCCAACTGGGTGGCAATTTCCACCTCGTGGGCACGTCGCTTCTTCTCACCGATGTACCAGTCACTCTGCGGATTGCCCTCCTCGTCGTACCACAACCCGGCAGCCTTCTCGGGATGCTGGGACCAGTGGAAACGCAGCCGCGGAGTGCCGGCCTGGCGTTGAGCGTAGAAGGCATTGGCTGTTCCGTTGGGCGTGGAATTGAAGAACCGGGAGTTGGTGTTGTCAGCCGTCGCACTCAACACGTCGTAACCGCCACCCTCGAAAGCGGCAAACTCGTCAACCAGCATCGCCGTTCGACGGCCACCACGACCAATGTTGTCGGTCGTAGACTCACCCTCGATCTTGGAACCGTTCTCCAGGTTGATCAGCTTCAGCTTGTTCCGCGTAATCGACGGCATCAACCAACTGGGAAGGTTCTTGTGGATGAAGTCGATATGCGAAAACAACGAGTCACCTGCACCATCAACCAGCCCCTCCTTACGGGAAACCATCATAAAACTCTGCAGTTCCCTGAAGTGCCAACGCCACTCGAACAGGGTCAGGCAGATCCAACTGGCACCCATGTCCCGGCTCTTCTCGATCAACACGTCTGACTTGCCAATCGATTCGTTCAACGCCAGGAAGGCATCGTCCTGGAATTGCCAGGTGATGAAGGGCAACCGCGGATTCTGACCATCGGCAATCTTTCGCGGGTCATAGGTCCACACGAAAGCATTGATGTAAAAGAGCAGGTCACGGGCACAGGCCAGCCACAGTTCCTTCTGAAACTCCCGGTCCTCACCGGCCCGTTCCATCAACTGTTGACGGTAAACCAGGTTCCGCTCGAAGTCCTTGGGCACCGCCTTGTAACAGGGGGTGTCACTGGAACCGCTCGGCTCAAGAATCGGGGATACTGGCATGATGTCCTAACTACGGACTTGTTACGACAATGTTAAGCTGGGCGCGCACTGGCGCGCACTCGGGCGCGCACTGGCGCGCACTGGCGCGCATCAATTGGAGGAAAAAACAAGGAAAACCCTAGCACTACCGGAGGTGTTCGATCGTTCGTCGAACACTTGTCGAACACTTGTCGAACACTTGTCGAACAGCAAAACCCACAGCAAAACCCACAGGTACGCCGCATTCGATTCGCGCACCTTAAGGGGGGGGAGGCTGCGCGAAACGAATTGATCATGTCTGGTCAGCACCACAGTTCTCGTAGCCACCGTCGACCTGGTAACCGCTGTAATCCCAGTGAGGGCCACCGCTTGGGTTGATTTCAGGACGGGGAGGCCGGATTTCCATGCCCGTTCGGTCCTTCAACTCACGCAGCATCTTGCGGAAATGACCCTTCGGAATCACCTCCCCACACTCCAGACACGTCACTATCGCCTTCCGCTCGACAGCACACCACGCAGCCGTGTCCAAACGTGACTGACCCATGTGGCGACATTCACTCATCCGTCACACCCGTTCTTGGTTTCCCAGATGTTCTCCATCTGATCGGTGGTGCGGGTCGTGATGTTGCGAGGGGCATACTGCAGGTAACCGTCGTCTTTCAAGACCTGGCGAGCCTCTTTCAAGTGCGCCTTGCAAAACCGCCAACCGCCGTGTCGACCGGAATCGCATTTGGGCCAATCGCAGTGTGTCCATTTTTCCACCACCTCACGCACCTCTTTTTTCAGAGCGTCTCGCTCGGCAGTGACTTGTTTCAACTTCTGCTGCAGCAGATCGCGAGTAACCCGCGGAATCCAATCAGGACGATCATCCAGCTTCTTCTGCAGCAGGTCACGCTCAACCCGGGCCGAAACACACGACTGCTTCCACCGATCCAACGTCGCCTCAATCGAATTCAACTGCTCCTGAAGCAACTCAATCGTCTCGTTGCAACGCTCGTGGATTGCACCCTCAATCTCCGCTTTACGCAGACGATCAAGTGTTTGATCCAGGCCACGGCACCTCTGGGACAGCCTGAAGATTTCCTTCTTTTGCTCCTCCAACTTCTCCTTGTCCCGGGCCGTCACGCTGTTCTGCCGACTCAACTTCACGTCACTCTGATGAAGATCCTCGCGAAGATCGTCCAAACCCAAAACCCGTTCAGCCTCCCACACCGGAATCGGCTTACCGTCGGTCTCCAGACGCAAACGAAAGTTCGCCACCTGGCGGGCAAGGAAATACGCCTCGTCACGACTCAACACCCCGTCCCAGTGAATGTCGTATAACTTCGACTCAATCTCAGGGAACCAGTCACCCATCTCACCCAACCCCAACCGGGAGGCCAATGCTCTCAATACAATGCCGTGCCGTCGTCAACTCAGACTGCTCCGCCGCGTGAACCATGCTGCCACCAAGATCCATCAAGGGACAAGAAACCAAGTCCTCGGATAACATCAATCCCCGGTAAACCAGCGTCGGAAACGTACACGTCATCAAACCGTAAATCTTGATTGCCGGCTTGTCCGTGTACCGCGGAAGAAGCAAACGACCCGTCTCCCACTCCGTCGTCTTCACGTCACAACGAAGATCAAACCCGTAGGCGCGAATCGTACAGTCACCATCGTCGTCCACACTCAAACGTGGCTCACCGTTGCCGTCCCAGTAGATGTTGAACAACTTACAAAACGCCATCTCACCGAAAACACCAACCAGGTCCACCTCGTAAGACGACATGTCCCGTGAATGAGTCCGGTCAGGGAAACCAGCAAAACGATTGCTCTCCCGACGCTCGCGAGCAACAAAGCGACCCAGACGAACCTCGCCAGCAGTCAACGTCACAGAACTGTCAATCGTCGGTTCCGTCATCATAACCAACCTTGAATCCAACCCACGGCGAACCACTGAGCGTCTTCGGCTTGTCAAAACACATCAACAAGTCGTCCCCAGGAGCAACCACTATCCAGTCTCGAACAACGTCAGCACGATCGTCACTCAAGTCACCCGTCAACTCCAACGCCTGTACCACCTCCAATAATGCCGCCCGCAAATCCGACATCCCCGTCGCCGCCGGAGGACGCGGAATCGCCAACGAAAACACCGTCTGACGTAACCTCCACACCAACTGGCGATTCGTTACCATCCTGAGCCTCCCGAAAACTACGCAACATCTCCGCTATATCCTCCGTCCGACGGGAAGCGTCCTCGCGGAAACCCTCCATCACACGATCCCGATCGTCCTGGCGAGAACAAATATCCATCCACTTCGTGTAAAACGAACGCGGGTCACTCCTCGCAAACTCCAATAAACCCCACGCACCAGAACTGGGCGCATCGCTGATCGTTACACCCTCAACACTCACGTTCCGGTAGACCCAGTCGAAATCACCGCGTATCCCACCACTACCAAACGCTCGATCAACACCAACACTCACCGCACCAGGACGAGATACACGCTCCTTAGGCACCCCACCCCCATATCCCACCGCCTTCGCAGCACGCCAATGAGCCACCCAACCGTCAACGCCCGACTCAACCATCCCGTCACGAGACAACATCCACTCGTCCCACTTACCCGTCTCGTCCAACCAATCCTTCAATAACGCCCGACGATCCTTACCCATCACAACCACCTCGGCGTGTAACTCAATAACACCATCGACTGCAACATACACAATACCGTAACGATAACTCCACTCCACCTGTAACGGTTACGCTCCATCTCCCGAACAACCAACGTCACCATCGATGTGCCTATCACCTTCCCCACAACAAACGCCGGCATCCCACCAAACGTCATCAACCAAGACACAATCGGATTCCGCTCTAACCCAATCATCGATACCCCGTCACACACCGTGTACCAGGCATCTAATGCCGATATTCCCACGATCCATACCAACGCCAATGTCGTTCGCATAAGCCGATTTCCCGTGTCCGTCCTTGGGGGATAATTAGTTCAGGCGGCGGGCGAGGGACGGGTCCGTGGTTCAATTCTGGCGGATGTCTATCGTCGCGACCGTTGCAATCGTTGACGCCGGGCAGCCTGGACCGTCGCCACACCCCCCCCCCTGGTCACCATAGACCGTCAAAACACCGGTCAATCGTCCGTCACAATGGGAGAACCATCGTAACGGTATTCGTTGCGGATGCTGTCGGTCACCGATCATCGCCCGGTTGTGACGATAACGGGCACAACCGCAACGTCTGTTCAATCTGTCGAGTTTATCAAACCGCGTCGCGGCGCAACCGTAGTGCAACCGTTGGCGTTGGTGACCAGGTGCCGTAGCAACCGATCGGTCACTAGCCTGGTCCGTCGGCGCGTTGTCGGTTGTCGTTGCCGACGGTGACCGAAAACCCGATGTAGATTGTATCGGGGCCGATTGTCCGGGGCCG